CCAAATGGTTCGTGCCGTTGGTGAGAACAACTTCCAACCAAAAATTGGATTCAAGACTCGTTATGGTCTTGTTGCCAATCCATTTGCCGAAGGAACTTCTCAAGGTCTTGGAAGACTTCAAGTTAATGCTAACCGTTACTACAGACGTGTTGCTGTAAAAAATCTAATGTGAGTCTTCTCACAAACTTTATTGAGAGGGTCTTTCGAGACCCTCTTTTTTTTATCTAAATACTTAAAAAAATGGCAAGAAGTGATACACAAATAGAAAATAGAAATTTTCTTTCTCCTACTGGATTTAAATTTATTTTAACCAGAAGTCCAAAAGTTGCATTTTTTTGCAATCAAGCAAATATACCAGACCTCAATTTAGGAATTGCAATTCAACCATCATATCTAAAAGATATTGATACTCCAGGAGATAAAATTGTATTTGGTGATTTAAATCTTAGATTTTTAGTCGATGAAAATCTTGAGAATTATATGGAAATTCAAAATTGGATTCGTGGTCTTGGATATCCAGAAAGTGTTCAACAATTTCACGATTTAGAATCAGGTGCAATTCTTCCAAACAGAAATTATACTAAAGATGGGGACAATATTTACTCTGATGGAACTTTACAAATTTTAAGTAGCAATTTGATTGCAAAGTTTAATGTAAGTTTTAAAGATTTATTTCCATATTCTCTTTCTACAATTAGTTTTGACGCAACAGATACTGACATTCAATACTTTACAGCAGACGTAAGTTTCAAGTATACTATCTACAATATAACTGATTTAAGTGGAAATAATTTATGAATTTTGACCTTGATATGATTCAAAAAATGTGGGAAAAAGATTCGATAATTGATCCAGATAATCTACATACAGAATCATTGAAAATACCAGCACTACACGCAAAATACTTTGATATCTATAATAATACAATACTTCTAAAAAAGAAAGCAGAACAACAAAGAAAAAATATTAGACACGAAAGATATGAATATTACTCAGGAAAATCAGATCCAGAAACTTATATAGAAACTCCATTTCCTAAAAAGATTAGAGATAAAGATACTCTACAAAAATATTTGGATGCTGATGAAAAACTTTCATCAGTTTCATTAAAAAATGACTATTACGATACAATGATTTTTTATATTGATAATATTCTTAAAATGATACACAATAGAACATATCAAATTAAAAATGCTATAGAATATCAAAAATTTATGAGTGGATTAGGGTAGATAAATACTCACAGGTGAACAAATCATCGTGAGTGTAACAGACGTTATTATTAAAAAAGCAAACGAAGTATTTTTAAATTTAGAAACTCAACCACACATTGAGTATGAGTTAAGAGATCATTTTACATTCCAAGTAGATGGGGCAAAGTTTATGCCCCAGTATAGAAATAAGCATTGGAATGGTGAAATTCATTTATTTGATATTAGAACTAAACAGATTTATGTTGGTCTTTTAGATAAGATTATAAGTTTTTGTGAGCAATCTAATTATACTTATACATTTGAAGACAATAAATTTTATGGACAACCCTTTGAAATAAATGAGGGTATCTCACTTGAGGGTGTTCAAGATTATATGAAATCTATTTGTTGTCACACTCCTCGTGACTATCAAGTAGAGGGAGTATATGGTGCATTAAGGCATAATCGAAAACTATTGATATCTCCCACTGCATCAGGCAAATCTCTGATGATTTATTCGTTAGTGAGATACTATGTAGATAAACACGAAAAAATACTTTTAGTTGTTCCAACGACATCACTCGTGGAGCAAATGTATAAAGATTTTCAGGACTACGGTTGGGATGCTGAATCATATTGTCACAGAATTTATTCGGGAAGAGAAAAAACAAACGAACATCCAGTTACAATTACAACCTGGCAGTCAATATACAAACTTGAACGTTCTTTCTTCGAAGATTATGGTGTCATTATAGGTGATGAAGCTCATTTATTCAAGAGCAAGTCATTAATCTCAATCATGACTAAATTACATCATGCCAAATATCGTTTTGGATTTACTGGAACTTTAGATGGAACTCAAACTCATAAGTGGGTTTTAGAAGGATTATTTGGCCCTTCATATAAAGTTACAAGAACAGATGTGTTGATGAAGCAAGGACATCTTTCTCAGTTGGATATTCAGTGTATAGTTCTTAAACATTCTCCTAAGAAGTTTGATGTATATGAAGATGAGATACAATACTTAATAACTCATGATAAAAGAAATAACTTTATTAAAAATCTTGCATTAGATTTAAAAGGAAACACTTTGGTTTTATACAGTAGAGTTGAAACACACGGATCTATATTATATGAAAAGATAAATAGTAATAAGAAGGATGATAGAAAAGTTTTCTTTATTCATGGTGGTGTGGATACAGAAGAAAGAGAACTCACTCGTGAGATTACTGAAAAGGAAAATGATGCGATTATTGTTGCTTCTTATGGTACATTTTCAACTGGTATCAATATTCAAAATCTACATAATGTAATATTTGCTTCTCCTAGTAAATCTAGAATTAGAAATCTTCAATCAATTGGAAGAGTTTTAAGAAAAGGTAAAAACAAAACAAAAGCAGTCTTGTATGATATCTCTGATGATTGTACTTACAACTCAAGAAAAAACTATACTCTCAATCACTTTATAGAAAGAATTAAAATATACTCAGAAGAAAAATTCAATTACGAAATAATTACAATACAACTCAAAAACTAATGGAAGAAGATTTTTACTCAACAATAAAATTAAAATCAGGTGAAGAAATATTTGCCAAAGTATCTGCTGTGGAAGAAGAAGATAAAACTTTATTAATTATTCTAAATCCAATTATGATATCAGAAATTAAAAATAGATTTGGAGTTTCTGGATATAAGTTTGAACCTTGGATGAAGACAACAACAGAGGATATGTTTGTTATTAATTTAAATGATGTTCTTACAATGTCAGAATCTTTTGATATTGAAATGATTGTGATGTATCAATCATATGTGAGACAACTGGATACAAAAGGAATTAATGAATCCAAACCAAGTAAAACAATGGGTTATCTTTCAAATGTAAATGATGCTAAAGAAATCTTGGAGAAGCTCTATAAGATTAGTTAAGTATCTCTAAGTAACTTATACCAATCTTTTCAACCCTCACAAAGGTTATTGTACACTTATTTGAGAAACTTGTCAACTATTAAAATACGTGTTATAATTCATACATATTAATGAACAAAACTTATGATAACAACAAATGTTATGACTAAAAGAAAAAGGTCAGATCATTATGTAAATAATAAAGATTTTCTTGCTGCTCTCATTAAGTACAGGGAAGATGTTGAAATTGCTTCTCTTCAAGACAAACCCAAACCAGTGATACCACGTTACATAGGTGAATGTTTTTTAAAGATTGCTAATCATCTTTCATTCAAGCCCAACTTCGTAAATTATATGTTTAAGGACGATATGATTTGTGATGGGATTGAAAATTGTGTTCAGTATATTCACAACTTTAATCCAAAGAAATCTGAAAATCCTTTTGCTTACTTTACACAGATTATCTATTATGCTTTTCTTCGTCGTATACAAAGAGAAAAACGTCAATTAGAAATCAAAAATAAAATCCTTGAACGTTCTGGATTCAGTGAAGTATTTACAGATGATAATACCCTTGACGGTGGAAATTATTCAGACTATAATAGTATCAAAGACGATATACACAGTAAAATAAGATACTAGTTTTATGCGTGTTGCAATAATCACTGACACCCACTACGGTTGCCGGAAAGGTTCAAAACTTTTTCAGGATTACTTTGAGCAATTTTATAAAAATGTATTTTTCCCGACATTAGAAAAGGAAGAAATCACTACAGTAATGCATCTTGGAGATGCTTTTGATAGTCGTAAGTCAATTGATTATCAGAGTTTGGAATGGACAAAAAGAGTTGTATTAGATCCTCTTTTAAAATATGATGTACACATGCTCGTTGGAAATCACGATGCCTATTATAAAAATACTAATAGTGTAAACTCTCCTTCACTTTTGCTTCAAAATTATTCAAATATAAAAACTTATAGTGACCCTGAAGTTATTAAAATTGGAAACTTAAATGTTCTTCTGATTCCTTGGATTTGTGCTGATAATGAAGAAAAAACTTTACGTCTAATCAAAAAGAGTGGATGTAAAGTTGCTATGGGGCACTTGGAATTGAATGGATTTCAAGCTTATCGTGGGCATACAATGGATGATGGTATGGATTCCATTATGTTTGATGATTTTACAAAAGTATTTTCTGGGCATTATCATACTCGTTCAAATAATGGTACTGTATTTTATCTTGGAAATCCCTATGAGATTTTTTGGAATGATGTAAATGATACTCGTGGATTTCATATCTTTGATACTGAAACTCTTGAACATACTCCTGTAAATAATCCATATAAAATGTATTATGTGATTTATTATGATGACGATAATTATCAAACTTTTGATACTCGTGAGTATGAAAATAAAATTGTAAAGGTAATAGTTCGTAAGAAATCAAATACTAAAAAATTTGAAAAGTTTATTGATAAACTTTATGCCTCAAATATATCTGAACTTAAAATTGTTGAAAACCTCCAAATTGAAGAAAATGAAGAATTTGAGGCTTATGAATCAGAGGATACACTTTCTATTTTGAATCGTTATGTTGAAGAATCTGAAATATCTCTTGATAAATCAATTGTTCAGAAAATGCTTCATGAAATTTATCGTGAGGCATGTGAAATAGTTTAGATATGTTTTTACTAACAATTTATGGTAGAGAAAGAGAGGGGGCATATTCTGTGCCGAATGAATATGGGGAAAAAATTCTATACCTCTTTGAAGAAGAAGATGATGCTGAAAGATATGCTATGA